TCGCCGGATCATTATGCAAAAGCGCTCGCCCTCTAAGGGCGATACTCCACATTTACGTGTCTCTTATTATGGGGGAGACACGGCCTTCGAACACTAGGGGCGGCAGACCCTAGCGGCACTAAGCGTGCAACTGCGCTTCGAAGAACCAGGGCGCGCAAACCTGGAACGACACTAACCCGCAATCCAATGAAGGACGTGGCTAAACAAACTTAAGGAGGGTGGTGTCAACCCCCCCGCAGGCTACTGGCAAGGCACACAAAGGGCGAAAACTAACTACACTAACTAACTAACTACTCTTTTGTTTCTTTTGTTTTGGCTAACATAGGTAAACCCCCCCGTCAAGCGGAAGTGGGCCCCAGAGTGCAGAAACACACAAACACACAAATCAACAAGCCGCTGTTACAGCGACCGCTCACTTGCGCTTAGAAGCACGAGAGGCACGGGAAGACACAGAAGCAGAACGCGGACGCGCAACACGCACACGGCGCCGTGGAACCTTCTTCTTCCGGGGTGTGAGCGCAGGGGGCCGTGAGCCACGTGAAACAGAGCTCATGATCATCTCGGGCTGGTACTCGCGCTTCCCAACCATCAACTCAGCTGGTTTGGGGGCAACGTACTGGCGCAAGCGGTCCAGGAGCGCTGGAACATGAGGCAGCACGACGGGCAGCAGCTCACGCACCGCGGACAGAACAAAATTCAAAAAATTGGCAGACGCAGGGTACGACTGCGGCAGGTCACGCACCAACTCGTAATAAAGCTGGATGGCGCGTGGGTCATCCCCAATGGACGTCTTCACAAACGGCCTAATGGGAGAGACAACAGACGGGACAATCTCCACGCCCAACACCATCTTCAAGGTGATGGAGGCAGTGGCAGACAACCCCCTATAGAGCGAGACGCCAGTCATCTCATTACTGGTGCCCGCACTATACGGGTTGCCAATGGTGCCAACAGCGACCGTCGCCTGAAGCCAGTGATCCAACGCAAAGCCCGCACTCGTGTCCATGGGCGCCAGAAGAACTGGCAGCCCAGTGGGCACGAGAGGATTTGGCTGGCCAGCGGGCGCAACACCGCCGGTGGAAGGGAACCAAATAACACCCGATCCACCAAGCGGCGTATCGCCGAACACAGAGTCTGTACCCATGCCAGGAAGCGGGCGTGGTGCGGCCCACTCAAAAGTGGGCCCAGCATTGTAAATAGGCTGATACACGCCCTGTTTGGCAGGCGCAACCCTAACCTTGGGGTTGAGCGTGGTCATATCCGCCTCGTTGAGCGGAATCTGCAACGACTCCATCGAATAATTGGTGGAGTTTGTGTTGGGCGTGCCAAAAAACGACACCCAGGGACGGTACGCGGCAATCCGGCTCGGATACTGACCAGACGTGACAGTGCCCTGATTGTTCAAGTCAGATGCCACGAGATACTCAGTAGACGACCGGGCTGTCGCTCGCCACTTCTGGGGCATCGTTGATGGCTGAAGCGCCTTCGTGACCAGAGGTGAGATCACAGTAGTGCCAACCGAGTGAAACTGAGCAGCCAGGGGCTGGGGAACGGCAGCGGTTGAGGGCTCGGTAGACAACACACCGACACCCACCCCCGTGCCGCCCCAATCCCCGGTGAAATCAAACCCGGCGGGCGCCACAACAAAAATCGCAAGCAGCGGGTACGTGGGAGGCTTGATAATAAGACAGTCCCACGTGCCCGCATTAAGCGGGTTAATCGTGAAAGAAACAACAGACTCAGGAGTAGCAGCTGCGTCGCACGATGAATCCGGAATCATACAACCGGAACAGTTAGGCGACGCAGGACTGAGGGCCTTAAGAAGCCACTCAGAAGATGCAGCAGTAAGTCCGGCTTTTTCAAGCCTAGACGCCAACACCGCAAAGTCAGCCATGACCGCGATGTTCAAAGAAAAATTGTGTGCAGGGGGTTTAAGCAACAAGCACATAACCCCCTATGAAAAAGTGCCAGTAGCCAGACACAAGAACGTAAACCGCTACAGCACGCGAAGGGGGGGGAAAACGGTAAGCAATGCTTAAACCGCCTGCCTAGCCCCCATGCCGCGCACCAAATCAGCCCACCAGCGCGTGCTGTACTCCATCGGGCTCTCCACCTCAACATACTCCTGGCCAGCGCGCAGAGGCGGCTCATCAATCGGGGCCGAGGGGCGCGGGCCGAGCAGGGCAAGGTACTCCCCCAGCTGCGCGACCCACAGCCGCACAGCATCGGGGTCCACCCCCTGGCGCCGGAACTCCTCATCCGAGAGCCGCCACACGAACCGGCATGCCTGCAGCTGAGTGTAGGAGGTAGGGGCATACACCTCCTCAGAGGACATGCCCAGGGCCGCCAGCTTGTAACGATCCTCACCCGTTGCCAGCCGCTTGGTCATGCGATCCCGCTGCGCCTTCGTGAGCGACCGTGCCACCACATCCGTAGAGCACAACACCACATGGCAGAAGCGGTTCAGCGGCTCCAAGCACACCCCCGAGCCCAGCAGGCACATGGCACGCGCACGGAGCATCATGGCAGACTCCACATAGGCACGGCGGCACGCAGGGCACTCAGGGTCAACCACTGACCGGTGGGCTCGGCACTCAGCAAGGTTGCTCACAGTCGTGGTAACCTTGCTGAGCACACGCACGACGTTATGCACACTGTACAAAACGTCATCCCCCTGCAACAGAGGGTACACCACCTGGTCAGTGACCGGCACAGACACCCCGATCGGCGACCACATCGTGGCAGCCGTAACGTGGAACAACCGCACACCGTCCGACACCAAGGCCGCGGCCGCCATGGAGTGGTCCCAGACCCGCATCCGAGCGTCAACCACCACGCGCCCCGGCTGCACCATGCACCTTGCCTCCCCGCCGAAGAAGGACAGAACTCCTTCACCCATAGTAGGCTCGCGCTGCCACACACCAGGCATGGCTCCATCGTCAAAGCAGACGGACACGCGGTAGGGGGCAGTGCAGGCACAGGTGAGGTCAGTGGCATAGGGGGTACCGCAGTTGCGGCACGCCACACGCGTCCGGCAGTCCTCAACAACACACGGCACATTACGGGTGAGAACAGCACCGGCCGTAACCTGCCTGTTGTCACCCGTCCAGCCCTCCCGGCGGCGCAACGCCACCGGGCGGACCAGACGCCGCTCCAGAACCACCGACATGCCACAGAACTCCACCAAGTCCTCGCGCCCCTTCCAGGAGAACTTAACCACCAGGCCAAACACGGACAGCATGCGATCCGCAAACTGCTCCGCATACCGCATGCGCTCTTGCTCACTAGGGAAGAGGGCCAGCGGCACAAACCCAATGCCATCGTCCCCCTCCGCAAAGTGCGCGATGCGCGTAGCCCACTCCTCTCCCAAAAGCAGCGTGTGTACCACCATGACACAGCCACGGCAGATCAACCCATTACCCACGCTGGTAATGGAGACCCCCGACAGCCGCGTGCCC